CCTTGTTTGAAACCCGTGCCCCGACTGGCGGAACCATCACCTCCTGGCGCCGCCCTAACGGCATGCTTGCTGCCCTCCGCACCGATGATACCGGCCTGTTGATCAACATGCACACCAAGGACCCGGTGTACACCTTTATCTCGAAGACCCCCAACCTTGGTTTTACCCAGGTTGATGCCTATGACGCTCTCTCGGTCATTGCAAAGGTTGAGCGCAAGATGCTCGCCTACCAGGTAAGGCATTCTATCTACGCATCGAACTCATTTGGTGCTACCCACGAGGACCGCGTCACTGCCTTCAAGAGCGGTCGCCATGCTGAAAACATGGCTGCTCGGCTCGTGGCTTTTGCCCTCGACCACTCCTTGGCGAACTTCACTGGTGCACTGCGTCCCACGAGCGCTGACGACTGCTACCTCTATGCGTCGCAGCTCGAAGGTTCGCTTGGGCAACCCTTCTCTGTGAAGACCCAGAATCAGTTGATGCCTTTTTGCCAGGTCGAAGCGGTCAACCGGCCAACTTATGACCCACCTTGTGTGCTAATGGTTGGTCCCGGCAGCCTGCGCCGCGGATGCGCACTACTTGCGTCCTTGGGACGCCCAGGTGGTCCTGTCCGTGGCCAAGCTTCCGACATGATGCGGCAGTTCGACCGACCCATGCAAGTATTGCTTGTAGGTGCCGGTGCGCTACGCAACAACTGGCCCTCTGTCCAAGGACCTCAGGATATATCCCGAGCCATTTCAGAGGCCGCCTACATCCTACACTTCTACAACCACGTGTCTGTTGATAAAATGGGCGGGTGGTTGGTTGCGCTCATCGACAATCTCCCTGTCTTAGACGCTGCATTCATGCATGAGACCCCCGGTGGCTCAGCCATCGGCTGGGACCCCAGTGCCAATCATGGTGCCGGCGCTCTTGCTGACTTCGACGAGGCTGGGGATGCTGGTGTTGCGCAGCGCGTCGACCGGCGCATAGCTGAACTCACCCGTGACGTACCCGGCCTGGACCGCGTCGCCGCGGGCCGCTTACGCTCTGTGCTGGGTGGATACTTTGACAATGAACGCGAAAATATTCCGTGTGATCGCTTGGATGCGATGCGCGAGAGTGTGTACGACAACGACTTCGCGCGACAGTTTGCACGCATGCTGTCGGCCTGCGCCATCGGGGTCGCACACGCGCAGCTCGCCGACGGTGCGGCACTCAACCTTGCTGATGCCCAGCACAACGCTGACCAGAATGGATTCTTCGAATTCGCACCGCAGCTCATCGACCCTGGCACATATCCTGTGCACCCGCGGTCTCCCATCAGTTGGGACGCGCTTGCGCCTTGGGCATATGCCATCGCTGCGGGACGTGACACATACCGCATCGTTGCCTCTACCCTTGTTCCGGCCGACGGTTGGAACGGGCCTAACGCACCTGCCGGCGTGCGTGAGTACGTCGGCAGGCCAATGGCTGGCTGGCCTATACTTCAAGCTAACCACGCTTGGGTTGTCGTCCTTCCCCAGTGTGAGGCTGTCACTTGGAATGCGCTTGCTAATGTCCGTGTCATGGTTCAGACTTGGATCGGTGCCGAGTATGCACCGACCATGAATGCGCCTGATTCTGATGCCATCCCTGCCCGCTGGCTGGGCCGCCGCGCTCCACGTATCCTAGATCCCGCTGCTGACCGTGCTGGGCACACAGCCCACATTACGGCCAATTTTCCTGATTTTTACCGTGCCGTGCAGACCGCCCACACGCCTGGGCACGCCGTCTATTTTAGCAACCCGAACCAGGTTGAAGCGGGACTGCCGGTCAACACTAGTAACCAGCGCGTTGCGCTGTTCCTACATGGTGCATCCACGATGTGGTATTGCATGAACGGCGAGGGCCGAACCCGTGCCGCCCGTGCTGCCTATGTGCACAGCCTAGGCCGTGCGAGAGCCCCGCTGTGCCCCGATGAATACCTTGTGCACCTCGGGGGGCAACACGGGCTCTGTGACATATGTGAGCCTGGTGGCCTGTGGGTACTGACTTGTGCCCCACTCACCCATTCTGAGACCCGGCCATACGTGCACAGCAATAGCTTCCTTGAGTG